GGGGTATTCATCGTGGAGTTGGGAGCCAGACCTCCGGGATTCTTATACTTCCCCTTGTGCTTCGCCTTCGTCTCATACATCATTCGCTGAATGAAGCCGGACGCCTTGGAGCCGCCGCATTCCTTGTCCGAATCCGAATCGTCGCCGCCTACCATACGCTCCTTCAGAGACTTCCCGGCGAAAAGCCTCGGGCGATTCTGCTCGGCGTCCCTCGCCTTACGCTTTGCGATTATCTCGTCAAAGGCCTTCATTCCCCTCTTCGCCTCCACCGGCATCAACTCCTCGCACCCGGAGCCCTTCAAGAGTCCGAATAGATTCATCGCCATCGGCAACGCCCGTAGGAGAAACGCCATTTCTTATGGAGAAAGAAAATAGTTCCCCCTCGTATAGAATGTCTGTCCGTGATATGCGAGTGGAGCAGCACGATGTCCGAAGCGAGAAGCGGGGAATGGCCGCGGAACGGGCGATGGAGAAGGAAGAGGAACGTGAGAATCCCGTCGCGATGGGGAACCTAGATGGCTTCGGGACGGGGAAGCAGTTGCGGGAGCACGTTATGAAACTCCACGGCGGAGCGTATATGGATTCGTTTCTTCGTGGTCTCCTCGCTGATTTGGCGGAGGGACAGTCTAACGAGTATCTCGGAGACTACGACCCTACGAAGGGCAAGGTTGCGAGGCGTGGGGCGGAAAGTCTCTATGACTACTTTACGAGTCCCGCGGCCCCCCCTCCTCGGAAAACAAAACCCGCTCCTTCTCGCCCGGCCGTTGAGCGGTCCGAGAGCCCTCCCTATCGCGGGAACTATCGCGGTCCTTCTACCCAGAAGCCCATTCGTAGCCAGCAGTTGGAGTTGTATGATAATGGCCCCCGCTTCTCCAAGAAGCCGATGAAGCGGGAGGACTCCGAGATGTCCCGCTACGCTCCCCAGAAGTTTGACCGCGACACAAAGCAGTCCCGGGCCTACGGGTCCTATCTCAACGACACCCGCGGGAGGGCACTCCCGGCCCCCGCTGACCTCGGTGGATTCTACAATCAAGGCAGAATTAATAAGCCCTCTAATCAGATGGTCGTCAAGAAGCAGCAAGTCGGTCGTGGAATGCGGGGAGCGGGTGCGGAAGGCAAGGCCGATATGGAGGGCAGCGGGTTCCTCTCCAGTCTCGGAATCCCCGTCGTCAGCGATTTGGCCGGTATGTTTGGACTCGGCACAAGCGGCGGAGGCCCCGAGATGGGTGCCCGTTGTGTGGGCGGGCTCAAGACCGGCCGCTACGAAGGCCAAGGCCAGAGCGGTGGAAAGGCCAAGCGTCCCGCGAGTGAGAAGATGAAGGCTCGGGGTGCTATGGTAAGCAAGTTGATGAAGGAGAAGGGAATGACCCTCGGACAAGCCTCCAAATACATTAAGGAGCACGGCAGTTAAAATATCTAGCCACCGTATAGAATGGCCGCTGTAGCAACTAAGAAGCCCGGAAGTGATATGGGGCTCCAAGCAACGTTCCCATCGGTGTTTGAAGCCGTAGAAGTCTCCCGTCAGAAACGTGGGGTTCCCGTCCGTGGATACGCCCCGACAATCACCCACATTCACGGACCCTTTGAAGCAAGTGGTGATATTCAAGGCGTTTATCACCGTCAGAAAAGCGAAGACGCTCATCGTATGGCGATGGCGAAGGTCCATTCAACTCGTATGATGAATGAGCGTAGCAACGTCAGCAAAGCGGGCTATTACAAGATGCCGAAGCCCGTGCTCTCCCAGCGTCATTACGCGAACCCAGCCCTCGGTGCCGGCGGTATTGGCGGCGACATCTACACCGCAAGAAATACTCTTTCGGGCGGCGGGTCGTGCTATGATTCCCCGCTCCGCGGTGGTGTGCTGCGGACGATTGAAGGCCAGACGTGGGGACGTAATAAACTCCGCGAGCGAGTCAATCAACTCAACGCAATCGCCTCTGCGAAATCCGAGTTCATCAATCCTCAGACTTCCTTCGCACCCGAGGACGTGGAGGTGGGCGATACGAGGGGCGAGCCCTTCGGAGAATCTACGAAGGTGGAGTTCAATACAATCCGCCAGTCCGTGATAGATTCCGTTGCCGACGGCCGCCCCGACTCGTTGGCCCTCAAGGACCTCGCCCGACTCCTCTCGCTCCTCTTCCGCTACGCCCCCGGTGCCGACAAGGTGGAAATGGAAGACATCATCGCCGGGTTTGAGACGATGTTGGAGACGCTGGACGATTACATAGAATTGCTGGAGGCCAATCCCGATAGGGCCGACGAGGTCAGCAAAGTCTTTCGCACTCTCACGTCTATGCGTGAATTTACGGCGAGGGCGTTGGATTACAGTCGCAGAATGTATTCCCCCCGTCTCCTCTATGCGGGGCCCCGTGTGCGAGTCGCGGCGTCCAAGGGCTTCGTCAAGTCCCTTGGCTTCGCAAAACTCGTTCGGACGGAAGGGAGCCAGAAATACGAGGCAAGGCCTCTGGAAGGCCCGCTCCCCCGCGGTCCCCAGCCCCCCCATTACCGTGATGTTGAGGAGGGCGAGGAGGAGGCAGCGGGAGACGAAGAAGATGCGGACTTTGAGCGTGAAGGTCCTCGGCTGGCCGCAGCGGACCACGACGAGGGAGAAGAACTGCTTCTGCCCGCCTACGACTTGGGAGGGCCCGCGTATGCGGCGGCGGCTGCGGCTGCGGCGGCTCCCGCCGGTCCGGGGGCTCGTGGCCCGGGAACTATTAGATACACTACGCCTATCGGCTCCATTGACCTTCCCGCCCAGTTGCCGTATGGAATGGGGCCCGCCCCCCGCCCCGGCAGAGGCTTGAAGCCAGAATTGAAGCGTCTTATTGAGTGGGGCTTGGAAGGAGAGCCCTTCACTCGGGGGGCCGCAGAGCAGTCCGACGGCGAAGTTGTCCTCCGCCGCATCGCCGAGTGGGCTGAAGTGCCGATTGGAAGGAAAGGCCCGAGGGCGATTCGCACTACGATTCTCCGAAAGGTTACGGGCAACGCCAGTTAATTTCTATTCCATAGTAGTGATGCCCTATAAACTACGCAAAGCACCCAAGAGAGACCTCTATTGGGTAGTCGGCGAAGACGGCACAAAGCATAGCAAAGAGCCCCTTCCGAAGGAGAGAGCCGAGGCCCAGAGGAGAGCCTTGTATGTCGCGATGAAGAAGGAAATGAAGGGCGGAGACATCAAAGACGAGTGGGCCAATCGCGTCCCCCAGACGGAGGCCGCTTGGACGAAAAGACACCCCACCGGAGATTACGTCCGTGATTACCTTACGCCCTTCCAAGACGCCAGCCGACGTATGTCTAGTCGCGTAACCGTCGCAGCCGAGTGTCCGCCGGGCTCTACACAAATCTACAAGCAGTCCGACACCGCCACCCTCCCGCCCGGAACCCGTTGGTGCCTCAAGAATCCCGATGGAAGCCTCTCCTCGGGTCAGACGGACTCCGTAGAGAGGTCGGCAGCCCTCGCGGCCGACAATCAGCAGATGGCGGACATTCGTAAAAACAATCAGAAAATCGCTGAAGATAAATACTACGAAGAACACCCCACTAGCAAGTTCTTCAATAAGACTTTGATGGGGGCCATTACGGGCGTGGGAGACATCGGAGCCGAGATTCTAGACAAGGCCCTCCCCGGAGCCAAGCCTCTGACGGGCCTCTACCGTGGGCTTCGCCAGAGCACCGGAGGCGGCCACGACTTGGAAAGACTCATCGGAGGCATTCTGCCCCCCCCCAAAAAAAAAAGTTTGCGAACATTATTAGCCAACTCAAATCGCTCGGGCTGAGTCCGGAGAGATATTTACTCCACGCAAAAGCCAACGCAAAAGCGAATGGATACAATCCAAACGATTTAGCCTTCAGTAATGGGGGAACAAAACTAGTTATTCGGACGCCGGAGAACAAGTTGGTCCGGTTTGGCTCAACGGGTCTCGGGGACTACTTGCTATACTCGCAGACGGATAAGGCGTTGGCGTCCAAGAAGCGGCATTCCTACTTATCTCGGGCAACGAAGATACGGGGTAATTGGAAGGCTGATAAATATTCAAAGAATAATCTGGCGATTCGGATACTTTGGGAGGGGTGAGGGAATTGAGAAGGGCCAACGCAGTCCCACTAGCACAAAACATCGTGATAGTTGGAATGAAAATGAGGGGAATCAGCATTACGATAGGAGTATTCATCTACAAAGGGCAGCCCATTATTTACATCAGACGCTCCGCGAGGGAGCCCTTCTTGGAGCGACGCCCACCGGAGCCGCCGCCGCCCGAGTGGCCGTAGCCGAGATGGCCCAGCACCTCGGACCCCTCCTTGCCGAGAGCCCCCGTGGCCTTCGCGGCGGAGACGAGAGGCTTCGTGGCCGCGTAGATGTCCTTGGCCTTGCTGAGGATATTGCCGAACGAGGAGCCGAAGCCACCGCCGACCATACGCTCCAGAGAGGTGCGGGTCCCCATCGGGGCGACCGGGGCGGAGATGATGTCTTGCTCGGAGAGCACACCTTTGATGATTCGCGAGGAGCCGCGGATAGACTCAAAGAAGCCACTATTGACGGTGATGATGTAGAGGGACGCAGTAACGGCCACCGAGTAGGGGTTGAAGACTGAGAGTTGGAACTGGAGGGTGAAGTTGCCGACAAGGGAGGGGGCTTGGCCGCTCTGGAGGACAATATCCACACCGGGCTTGAGGACGAGCGGGCCGCCGACCGTCGGGACGCAGTTGCCCGCAAGACCGAAGGAGCGATTCGCAAGACCCGTGCGGGCTTGGCCCGCCCAGAGAGGGTAGTCCATCTTGAGGCCGTTGCGGACCGACATCTCGTATAACTGCTCCGTCGTGTGAGACGAGAGGAGACCCGAGAAGTTATCAAAATTGACTGAGAGAGGGTTTGCCGTCGCGGAGTTCGTGGAGGAAGCCAGAGGAAGGTTAAACTCGCCTTGGGCCGAGGAGATGGCCGTCAAGCCCCCCGCCGTCGCACCGTCCGTGGAAGGCTTCGCCCAGATGATGAGAAGGTCGGGAATCTGAGGGAGCGTAATCGTCTGGGAAACCAACTGAGTCGTCGTCAGACTATTACACACTTGGGACTGCGAAATGTAGCGAGGAAACTCCATATAGGGCACGACCGACTTGGGCGGCAGAGGGACGTCCAAACTCGGGGTGAGGAACTGGACGTTGAGTTTGGAGTTCTGGAAAGGGCTTCCATTCACGTTGAGGAAGGACGCAGCACCCCACGAGGTGATGTTATTGCTCGTGCCGACCGCCAAGTTCGCAATCGTGCGGAGAATGAGAGCCGGGGAACTCACCATATTCATCACTAACTGAATGTTGTTGATGCCGAAGAGACCCGTGTCGTATTCCTTGATTTCGGAGAAGCAGAAGGGCGAGATGACGAGCGGCTCGGTCACCGTCACCTTGAGGTAGAGAGTGAAGGGACCCACAGCCCCCGCGACACCCACGACGGACGTGGAGCCGTAGGCATCTGCGTTCAACTGATACTGATTGGCCCCCGCACCGACTGGCTGGGTAGTCGTAGTGCCGTCGGCAGCACACCACTTCACTCCACAGAAAGAGCCGTTGCCGACGTATTCGTGGCCGCTGGGGACGTTGAAGTTGTAGCCCGCCATCGGGTTATTGACGGCTTGGTAGCCGTCCTTATTCTGGCCGTATGTATCCAGAGCCGTAGGGGTCGTGCGGACCTCGCGATTGTGGTCAAAGTCCGCAAGACGGAGGACCTTATCCAGCACATCTTGGGTATTGATGACCGACGTAGTGTCGTTGATTGTGGCCGAGAGAGTGCTGACGAGCGAGTTCAGAGGGAAGGCCTTCGTGGCGACGTCCTTTCCAATCTCGGCGATTTTGACGCCCGCACCGGGAGCCCCCGCACACGTCACAATCGTCTGAAGGTAGAAGGTCGTCGTCCAGTCCATCTTGCGGCTGACGAAAACGTTTTCGGACGGGACGTAAATGTTATAGGTGTGCTGGGACGCCGTCGCGGCAATCGCGTTGAACGGAGCGTTCGTAACGGAGAGGGCCCCCTTCTCCACCGCATACTTGGGCCGGGACTGGACAATACGCCCGTCAAAAACAGCCAACTTCTCAATATCGGCGGACATTCGGTTATATCTTGGCGAACGATTTTATTCTGAATAGAATCATTCGGTTACTCGCCCTTTCCCCCGCGGACCCTCTTGTGCCGGAACATACACTTGATGCTGACCGTGGATTGATTCAGCATTCGGACCGGATACAACTGATTATCCAGCCGATTCCTCCAATACACTTGAATATCTATGGAGCGAATGTCTTGGTGGGACGACGAAAGGTCGGACATACGATATTCGGCCGATGGATTGTAGTAGGTGAATGATTTGTAAGTCGCCGACCCCAAGACCGTGAGGTCCTCGGCGATGTCCGTGATGATGGGCGTGAAGGCCGACTGGGAGGTCGCCGCATTCCCCAAGTTGCCCGTGCCGAGGACGATGGGCTGACCCGTAGCCTCGTTGCGAATCGGAAGGAGCGTGGTCGTGAAAACGATGGAGCCGATGGGGCTCCATAACTGGTCCGTGCTCGGGAAGCCTTGCGTATTTACCCAGAGATTCTTCCGCTGCTGATAAGGCGTCGCGGGGACGTAGGCCGCGTTCGCCAACTGATTCAGCACATTCGTGTAGAGCAAGTTCGGGAAAAGGATTTCGTAGGCGTAGCCCTCGGGGACACCCCCCGCCGTGAAGGCTGGCTGTCCCGCCGGGCTCGTAATCGTAGTGCTATTCCAATACTGAAAGGGGAAGTTCGCGAAGAGTCCCCACATATTCGCGTTCATAAAGATGCGATTGACGGAAGCCGTATTCCGACCCGGGGTGGCGGGCCCCACATAGGGAGCATTAATGAAGGCCCCAATTCGCGTCCCGTAGCCTTCGGCATCGCCGTAGATTGTGAATAACTGCGTCGTAGGGCTATAGATAATCTGAGGGGGATTGACGAGAGCCAGAAAGTCGTTTATCGTCGGGAATGGAAAGGGATTCGCGACAAGGGTCTGGCCGAGAGCGACGACTCCCGCATTCCACGCCGTCTGCGTCGCAGTCCAAAGGGTAGAATAGGCCGTCTGAATCGCAGCATTTACTAAATCCAACCAGTGCTGGTAGGTATAGACATAGTAATAATTCGTGCTGAGGTCTTGCTGCGTCGTAGGAGGGCCGGGGACGGGAGCCACCGCCGTATTGAGGATTTCGGGGGCATAGGTGACGAACGTCACGGGGGGAGCGATGGCGAGACTCAACGTCTGGCCGCCCGAGAGATTCCATTTCTGCTGGTAGGTCACCGCGACGGAATAAATCGTCTTATTCGGGTCGGCTTGGCCTATCTGGACGGAGGGTATGAAAAGAGGGAGATTGCGACCGGAGCCGTTCATCGTAAAGCGAATGATTGAAAAGTGATACTGCGATGCGTCCTTGACGAGTGCTGCGTCGCGAGTCTCGTTAAAGCGAATCTGCGGGTCTTGAGACGCCACTAGCAGAGTCCCTAGGTCATTCGTAGTGTTGTTGATGATGTTGGCGTTATAGTAAATGTAGTCGGGAAGGTCCGGCTCTCCATACGTCTCAAAACTACTACGATAGGACATCGCTGCTTTCTATTCTACTCTCACCTTTTTATTTTGCTGAAGGTCAGACCCGATACAAAGTCATCGGGAGCCATTTTGGAAGAATCTATGACTTCCTTATACTTATCAAGGGAATACGGTGCGTAGAGGAGACGAGTCGCTACGTGGCGTCCGCACGTCGCTACGTCCCCTCGGTCCTTCTGGAAGGGATAGGTATTGTAATAGATAGGGCGGCCACTCTTTCGCATAAGATTCGTCAGAAGCGGCGATGCGACATCAAGGGCCTCCGCGTGGCTGGGACTCATTCCGCCCTTCTGGTCGGTGTCGGGTGCGGAGCCATAGGGGTCAAAGAACTCAATTCCTTCGGGGCGTTTTATCATTCCCGTCCAGTGTCCCACGGTGGGGCTGACGTTGGGAAAGAGCATTACGCATTTATTGCCTCCTCCGAAGCATTCATCTATGGAACTCATCGTCTCCAATTTGGGGTAGGGAAAGACGGGGACATCGCTGCCTACGATTCTATGAATATCTGAATCGGAAAGGGGATACTTACGGACTTTTGTGATTGTAATGCCTCTCTCCATTTCTAAGGGTCTAGATTTTCGTGCGTCCGAAGGGGCCGGAGTGGGCTAAGGGATTTTGGGGTGGGGGATTTTGGGGGAATTGGGGGATTTGGGGGGTTTTCCCATAATTTGGCCGCAGAAAAACGGCCGGAGCGGGGCGGCGGCTTTTTTCCACTCCGTATAAAAGTTATGAAGCCTAGAATCAAATCACCCAAACCCCCCCAAGGGGGTATTGGGGACTGTGGGGAATCTACTAAAAGCCTTCAAAATCCAAGGTCCGGATTGGACTGAGGAATCCCTCCACTCCGGCTTTTTTTCTGGCGGGAAATATTGAGAAATCCCCCCAAATCCCCCAATCCCCCCCGGAATCCCCCAGCCGAAATCCCCTTGCCCCAATCCGTAAGAGCGGCCCGATGAAGAATAATCTCTCTCCTCTCTATAGAAAATGGCCGAAGTCTATCCTTGGGTTGATACGACGCAGTATTTACAAGGCGAGACCGTAACCTACTTGGGATTTCTCTACTCCGCCAACGTCCCCGCACTCGGAATCCCTCCGTTCCCGCCAACGTCTCCGATTACGTGGGCCAACATTACTCCCATCAATCCAGTCAATCTCGGCAACGTCGCTACGAATCCCCTTACGAAGGATTTGGATTACTCGGGCTTTGCGGGCATCGCAGCGGGCAATCTATCGTCGTCCAGTCTCAACACCGACGCGATTACATCGTTTTCCGTAGGAAGCCCGCTGATTACAATCGGCCCGAGTCTCATCAGCAGCGGCGACATTACGCAGACTTTTCAGACGGACGGCGATATGATTAGTTCCGCATCAGCGGCTCAGCCGTATTCTTTGAATGCGATTGGAATGATGCTTTACGGAGGAACGGGTCAGACGGGCATCGCGGGTCCTCCCGGGCCCACGGGTCCGGCGGGAGGCATCGGACCTACGGGCGATAGTGGCCCTACGGGAGCGACTGGTGGAGATGGACCTACGGGACCTTCGGGGCTGGACGGGGCGACGGGCCCTACGGGAGACGCTGGACCGACTGGTGATGCGGGTCCTACGGGAGCCGATGGAGCGACTGGACCGGCGGGTGCTACGGGAGATGCGGGACCGACTGGCCCAAGCGGAGCCGACGGAGCCACGGGAGCGACTGGCCCGAGCGGGGCCGACGGAGCCACGGGAGATGCGGGGCCGACTGGCCCGAGTGGGGCCGCGGGATACGTAGGCTACGGGACATTTACCTACAACAACGACATTCTTCCTATGGCGGATACTGATTGGGGGTTTTTAGGATTTGACCTCGTCATCGGCAACGACCCCGCTCAGCAGACCTTTCTCAATAGCATTATAAACCTAATAGATGCGGGGCGATACGTTCTATTGACGGCCCACCAAGGTATGATTACAGACCAATTTCTTCTACCCGCTTATGTGAATAATGGCGGCTATTACACATTCCCCGTTGCTATGGCGGTGGGCGTTTATTGGGACACCGTGCCGACGACCTTCTATGCCTATCCCGCACCTATTGCTGGACCTACGGGAGCCGATGGAGCGACTGGACCGGCGGGTGCTACGGGAGATGCGGGACCGACTGGCCCAAGCGGAGCCACGGGAGATGCGGGACCGACTGGCCTTACGGGAGCAAGCGGCGTAGGTTCCTTTCTTTCTGGGGTTTGTATTGACGGTGGAACCTACGTCGTCCCGCCCGGCTCCTTCAACATCAACTCCTATGGCTCCTCCCTAATGGTTTCCTCAACTCCCGCCGTAGATGCGTATATGACGAATGCGGCCCTACTCGGCTATAATGCTTGGACGTTCGTAGGTTCAACGGGCACTTTCTCAACGCCCTTTCCCATTCCCGCTCCTACCATCTATGGGCCAGACCCTTCTGGGAATATTCTATGGGGATTAAATCAAGACCCTTTGAGTCGTCAGTTTATCTGGGGGCTCACCGGTGGAGAAGCCTATACTTTCTTTTTGAGTGATGTAAGTCCTTATGGACCTACGGGGGCCACGGGACCGACGGGCGATGTGGGGGCTACGGGACTGACGGGAGCGGACGGTCCTACGGGGGCGGTGGGTGCTACGGGGGCGGTGGGTGCTACGGGGGCGGTGGGTGCTACGGGGGCGGTGGGTGCTACGGGTGCTACTGGACCTTTCTCAGTCCCCTTGGCGAACAAGATAGAAGTGGTATCGGCTTCTGATGTTCCCTCCTCAGCAGTCGTGTGGAGCAATCTCAGCCCTACTGGGAA